AGCCTGTTACGTGCCCTAGGTTGATGCCTGAGATGCTTGACGTGTGGTTAAGGGCACCATTAAGGTAGAAACTTAAAGCCACGTCAGAGCCTGAATTCTTGGCTGTAATCGCTATGTGTGTCCAGTCAGTAATCGATGCTTTCGTAATGTTCTGTCCGATTGACTCATGTGCAAACCCTGTTGTTCCGCTATAGGCAGTCAATAGGAATGGCGAGCCAGCAGCAGCACCGGTTAGCTCTAGAGTGAACCTTCCGTATTGTGCTGAGTTGGTTGCCTCACCATTCCATAAATCGAATAAAACCTCTTTCTCTGTTTTTGCAGCGTCAAATGCTGGCTTCTTGAGCCACATTTCTAGTGATACACCGCCATTTAAATTATAATTTAGGTTTGATTCTCTAAACTGTCCGTCTGGGGTTGATGCTGTTGTGTTTAAGGATGCAGTTGCATACTTATTAGCATCGTCAAATTGTCTAATGAGTCCTTCTTTGGTTGATTGATTTGGGCCGCCGAATGTCTTTATGTATTCGTTTGTGTTGGATAGTCCATAGCCACCGATTAGAGATCCATTTAATGTTCCCCAGCCGGCATGACTAAAGTTAACAGATCCATTAAATCTGGGATATCTGTGTTCAAAAATGTACAAATCCAAGAATGTAGAATCGTTGAACCATTCATACTTCTCTTTGTTGGATCCATCATATGGATAATTGTTCTTAATTCTTACAAAAGCATCTGTGTAGTACTTTTCAGCAGATCCATAAAACGCAAAGTTTTTAGGATCGCTATAGTCTACGTTTGGCATAAACCTAACTTTATCATCGTTGAAAGCTTTGATATACTCTTGAGATTCTACCTCTTGAGCTACCTCTTCAAGTCCTGATGATTTAATTGTTTTTGTTGATTTGAATAAGTCCTTAAGTTTCATATTTTTCTACTCTAAATTTAAATACTTTGTCGATTGGTTTATAATCAGAAATAAAATCGTCATAATATGCTAATTTTATCCCATAGGTATACCCCGGTTCCAGCATTGCCATATCGAAATCAAAATAACTTCCGGAGCCATCAAATGACAATTCTGTATACTTGAGACTCCCAGTTGCGTGTTCGACAACTTTGTAATTATCAATGATTCTAAATATTTCATACGATCCCGATGTTGGTATATATAACTGAGGCTCAGAAACTGCTCTAGTGTAAATAGTTGGACTCCAACCTTTTAATCTAGAATATATTCTGAATCTTGCAGTTTCTTGACTACTGTATTCTTGCTTTAGATTAGTAATTGAAACGTAATAATCGTTTGTTCTTGTAGTTCCCTCTAGAGAACGAGTCTCTGGGTAAATTGTTCCTGTGTGATATATAGTAGAAGTTCCGTTGTACCAAACATCGTGAATGGTATCAGCAGTACCTGTCATTGCAAAAGAGCAACTATATATTCCTGTGGATACTTTTGATCCTGTGACTATCTCTAGTCCACCTGCAGTATTGTCAACACCTCCTGCATTTACCAAAGTCAATGCGCTACCACTAGGAGCAGAACCAGAAGATAAATATAATTGCACATATATGTTGCTTGGATCTCCGGGTATGTTTTTCAATCTTCCTCCGACATTGTTATATAAATAGAGTGTGTTTAGGTTATCAGTCGCATCACACAAAGAAGAACTATAGTAAAAGTTGCTTCTGTCGTCTTTCAAAGACGAATCCCAACGAGCCTCAATATGTGGGCGCTTAAAGAAATACTCAGATGATCTAGCTGAGAACTTCTTAGTGTAATATGAGTTGGTATCATCCAAAAAACTAGAGGACAACTGAAGTATGTGCCCGTAGTTTGCGCCGGAGTTATATGCGGCAGAGGTTTTGAGTGTATCTTCTACATACTTGGTAATATCAACTTCAAAGTCTTCGATACCAGTATCGAACTGCTGCTCTGAGAGGTATGCTGCTGTTGTGTCTACATCGTTTGCGTGTGATGCTCCACCTGTGTCCCACTTCTGTGTAGAAGAAGCCGAAAGCCAACTTGATTGTCCAATATCAGAATATTCGTCTAAATCAATTCCTAGTCCTTCATCCCATGCTTTTTTAAGTGGGTGAGCTACAATTTTAAAGTTTCTTGGTAGAGTATCTGGGTGTCTGACGTTACACAGCTTCATAAAGAATTTCACAGATCCAGAGTCTGGAAGAATTCCTGCGTCTCTGTCCTGCTTGATAGTTCTTATATCAGATGTCAAATTTGTTTCATTAATTGGAAATTTAATCAATATTCTAGCTTGCTCATTACTGTTGCTTGTAACCTGCCCGTAAATCTTAAATATCTCCAAAGAGTCAGCCAAACCAGCATTTGCACTTGTTTTTTGCTTAGTAAGTGCTTCATCAAATTGATTTGTTATTGTATTATCTGCGATTGCAACATATCTTTTAATAGCCATTATTTAACACTCCCTTTGATATCAATTGTTGGAAACTTAACTTCAAATACAGCATTCAGAGGACATGCAATGAATCTGCCATCCGGTGTGATGTTCTCTCTTACATCTAGAGCCGCATCAGAATATGCTCCACCATTTTGATTTAACACTGTTACATCTAAGGTATCCGCCACCCCTTCTATTCTGTTTAGTGTTGCGTACACCTCTGTGAAGCTAAATGGCTCTGAGATGTCGAAGTGTCTCAAATATCTGTTTCTAAGCACCCTCAGACACTCGTCAAGGACTTTAAATTTGTCAAAGCCACCTTTGGTTACAACAGTGAATGAAATGCTTAGATTCAGTATTTTTGCGTCCATAATGTCAAGTGTATCATTAACCATCCGATATTCATTCAGCCAAGTTTTTATGTTAGATTTTATAATATCATTTGTTGCAACAAAATTTCCTTTATTGTTTTCTGAAATAACATACATGTTTAAGTTTCTTTTGAAAGAATCTCTGTCCTGAAGAATAGCGCATCTTTTAACTGCTCCGAATCTTGGGGGCATGTTGTATACTAGAGACTTGTAGTCCTCTCTTGTTACTGCTCTATTTTGAGTTGCAAAGAAAGTCTTAGTTCTAACTTTTAATTCTTCTGTTGTTGGGACATTGGCGTGTCCTACTATAGGATCATCATTTGTGCACTCTAGTGAAGATCGTACTTCAGCTAACTTTCCAGAATCAAGCGTTGATTGATCTTCAAAGCTGTATATGCTTCTAACAATTTGAGTTACTGAGCCGACTCCAGCATTTGGATTATTGCTAGAGTTTGCACGATATACCACCCTAAGAATAGTGTTGACTGGTGATACACCAAATTTGTCACTTCCTAATAAGTTAGATGGATCAAAGTCTGTGTTTGTTACATAATCTCTTCCAAATTGTTGCAATACAACGTTTGTCGGATCTATAACTTTATCAATTTTGATATCCTCTTCTGAGCCATATCCAAAATGCATGAATGTTTCTCCACGATCTCTCTCAAGTACAAATCTTCTAGGCACTGATGTTGGTTTAAGAAGCATGGGTGCAGCTTCTCTCGTTGCGGAATCACTATTTGGAATCTCTCTATATATAACATCTTGCCCTAAATGCTCTACCTCATAATATTCATGCCCTTCTCTGTCTGTACATTCTAGGATCTCTGCTACGTTTGAATCGCCCAACAAGACTTTGTTGAATTTCTTGAATGCCCCAAAAGTAATATTTTTTTGAGATAGCTTTCCAGATATGACTCTGCCAGTAGCTTTGATGATGTAATGAGTTGGCAGTCCAGTTGATGTGTTAACTCTACCTACTACAATTTCGTTTGATGCATTTCTGAAGTCAACATCGTCTGTTAAGATGAAATTCTCTCCAGCAGTTGATGCCAGTTCTGTTCTTCTTTTCAATATAGGGATGTACCTCGTATCTGGGCCGAGCCCAGTTACATCTGCGGGCACAAGAATAAAGAAGGAGACGTATCCATGGGTTGAAGACTTTCCTCTGTATTTGTAGCCCATTTGTCTTGTCAATTTTATGACATTATTGTATTCGTTGGCAGTATCTAGAAAAGATTCGTTTGCTTGATAATCTAAGTAAAAAGATAGAATATCGCCAGTATATGCTACTGTATCCATTACCAAAGATCCAAAAGAAGCTTTGTTAAAATCTTTATACGTATCTGGATAGTATCTTTTTACATAATTTACCAGATCTTCCTTGATGCTGTTAAAATTTCTACTTGTATACCTAATTGGCACTTTCTTGTTTTTATCATCGTATTTAGCCATTTATTCACCTCTTTATAAATTTAAGTCCAAAGATCCTTCTAAGCCAACTGGACTTATGTAGAATTTTATAGTAACTAATAGCCCATTAGATTTAATCCTTGGATTATTAGCTTCAAATGCAAATAATACATCTTCTATCTCAACAAACGACATATACTCTGATACCTGTCTTCTGATTTTAGCTTTTATTTGTGAGTGTGTATTGGGATTGTTTTGTTCAAACAAAAATCTACGCATACCAACTCCGAAATTAGGATCCATCACTCTTTCACCGGGGCTAGTCAATAATAACATTTTTAAGTTTTGCTGCACCACTTGTAATATGGTTTGATTATTTGCAAATCCATTTGATGGATCTATTGTTAGTGGTAATCTTGGAGAATAGTTAGACATTATTTGTTTCCTCAAACATTAAATAGTGTTTTTATATAGTTTTGTTTATTTCTTATTCTATAACTCAGATTGTTCTCCCAAAGTATTTAAAGCTGCTATATAATCCTCTTTCAGCTTTGTAAATGCAGCTGCAAACACACCTTGTTCGTAAACCCCATTTTTCACAGCATTTGGGGTTGCATACCCCTCCCCCGGAGAAGCACGATATCTAAATCCGGAAATGAGCTCCCACGCAGTTAGATCTTCCACATCAGATGTTGCTTGTTCGCCGAAGATCTGATTTGACTCATAAATATTACTAGCACTGATTACTCTCTCAAAAGCGTCTTCTAAGGTATTTAGTATACTCCATAAATCCCCCCACCTATCCTTAGCTTCTCGTGCGCTGCTGGAAGTCACATGAGTACCAGTCAATTTATATTTATCTGTAAATCTACTTTTCAAATGATTCATAACATCTATAGCAGATGTATCTTTTTTTCGCAAAGAATCGTTCCGTAATTCTTGTTCCCATATGCGATTCAGATCTTCTAATCCCACGTCTAATCGTGGGATGGTTCCAAGATCGATTCCCTCTTCATCTGCTAATGCCTGAAGGTGCACTTGTGTGGACATAAGAATATTCACTAACATCATATATGATAAATAAGTCGTTCTGTTTACCATGTTTATTAAATCTTCAGCGGTTTGAAAAGTTTTATTATCATCGCCATCCAATAATAATTTCCACGATGCATCACAGGTACCGGTGTCCGTGTCAGACAGATGATAGCAATAACTGTAGAGCTGTTTAGCGACTAGTCTTACATCGTGTGAGTAGTACATGAGGTGTGTCATAACATACAATGCTTTATACAAATCATTACCTTCAGATAACTCTGTTCTGCCGGCTTGCGACTCACCCAAATCATCGTATAGTCTGTTAATAGGATTTTCATAGTAGTAGCGGTAACTATTGATGTTGCCGTCGCCATAAAAAATTGCCTTATCCCAAGATTTACCTTGCCCAATTCCTGATGCTACGATTGGATTGCCGGAGCCGATTCCGCACGTATTAGGTAAATCAAGTTCTTTAGGGATACAATCATCTCTTTGTTTCAAAAATGCATTAAGCTCATTTGCAGAATCAGCATACTTTTTAGATAGATCTAGCCATCTTTGTACTTTTCCTCTAGCTATATCAAGTGCCTCCGTCTCAGCTTGATCTTGGAGAGCTTCTAAATCTCCAATTCCTCCGTCTTCGCTGGCTCCTTCGTTTAAGTTCTTTCCTCTCTTTAAATCAGACAACCTTTTTCGCTCTTTTGGCTCTA